CATATTTTAATTTTTCTACATTTTTTTCAATATTTTCAAATCTTCTATCTAATTTTTTATTAAAATTACCTAAAGCCCTTGATATACCAGCAAAGGCTCCAATACTTCCTGAAATAATAGCTGCAATTACTTGAGGTTCCATAATTTAATTATAATGGTAGGCACAGTTTAAAATAGATAATTATATGTAATTAACATGGCAACAGGGTACGAACCAAATATACAAGGAGCTATTGCTGCACTAAGAGATTTGATGATAGCTAATAATGTAAACTTAGCTCGTGAACCATATGAGCCTAATTACAGAGGATTAGTAGATGCAGTAATTGATTTAAAAGAAGGCTTTCCCACATTTGCTCCAGCTCAAGTTACGTTTAATGCTGTTGCATTTGAGAATGTTACTGAGGGTGATGCTTTATATATGAGAACATCAGACGGAAAAGTAGGTAAAGCTAGTGCTGCAGATGGGACTATAGAAAATGCATTTGTAATTGGATTTGCAAATATATCTGCTCTTACTGGTGAATCATTACAAGTTGCAGTAGCTGGATTAAAAGATATATCAGGATTAGATGCAGGAGATTTATTCTTCTTATCTGCTACGACAGCAGGTGCAATAACTGCAACTCCTCCCTCTTCTGCAGGTCAGGCAGTTGTAAGAATAGGTGAGGCTGCGACTGCAACTAAATTATCTATTCAAATTGAACCTCCAGTTAAACTAAGTTAATGTCTTACGAACCTTATGCACCCAATGCTCAGGGATTGACTGAAGCATTATTAGATTTAAAATCAAACTTTCCAGGTCAAATTGCAAACAAAATAAACGGGTTTGCTGCTGAAGCTTTCGAAAATTTAAACCAAGGTGATGCAGTTTTTTCTAGATCGAGTGATGGAAAGCTTGGAAAAGCAATTGCTAATGATACTGATGATAAAGCAAGAGTTGTAGGATTTGTAGAAACAACTGTAACTGCTGGAAACTTAGTTAGATGTATTGTTGAAGGTGTTACTCCTGTATCAGGATTAGATGCAGGAGATCATTATTTTTTATCTGCTAGTTCTGCAGGAGCTATTACAAAAACTCCACCATCTAGCTCAGGACATTTTGTTACAAGGGTTGGTGAAGCTGCAACTACAACATCTTTAGTAGTAAAGACAGAGCCACCGATAGAATTAGATTAACAATTTAGTGGTCGTAAAATAAATATAAATAAGTTCTTTTGGTTAAGGACTTGATCGAGATATGAAATGGCAACTAGGAAGGCGTTAGTACTTGTTTCTGGTCTTTTTCAGGAGTTAAATTCTTCTGCAGATAAATTAGATTTTGCTGGAAATAGTACTTCCGATTTAAGTGAGGGCACAAATCAATATTTTACTAATGCAAGAGCTAGAGGTGCAGTAAGTGTAGCGTCTGGAAATGGATTAACATATAACTCTTCTACTGGAGTATTAGGTACAAGTGCAATACCTAATTCTCAATTAGCAAACGATGATATAACTATTGGAAGTACTGCAGTAACC